CCGGTCGGCGCAGACGAGCGTGCCGTCGGCGAGCGCGCCGGTGACGACGATGTCGAGGCCAGCGATCTGGCCCGCGATGCCGCTCGCCGTGGTCTGGCCGCCGGTGAACGGCAGGCTAGCCTCGGTTGCGAGGAGCTCGGCCCACACGTCGCCAGCCATGTACGCTGTCGTCGGGCGTCGGCCCGAGTCCTTGTAGATCGCGGCGGTCTGCAGGCCGATGGTGGCGAGGATCGTCGCGCCAGCTGCGACTGCGTCGGCCGCGTCCGTCATGGCGAGAGACAGCTTAGCCTCGACCGCTGCGTAGTAGTCCAGAATGATTTGGCGGAACACGCTCTCGCCGACGCCGAAGCCGCGCTCGAGGCTGGCGACCGTCATCGAGACGCCGTAGGCCCATTGTTCGATTTCGACCTCGTGGTTACCGATGGTGATCGCGTTGGACGGCGTCGGATCGGACTCGGAGATCCAGCCGCCCTCGGGCGTCGTCGTCCAGATCGGCTTGTAGAGCTTCATGCCCTCGGCGGGCAGGGGTGCGCGGCGCACGTTATTGGCGAGCGGTCGCTCGTCGGCGAGGCCGCCGATGATCTGCCGCAGGTACTGGTCGGGCACGAGGCCGACGATAGCGGCCGTGTCGATGACGTCGAGGCTGGCCTCGATCATGCGGGCCGCGTTCTGGTCGCCCTTCATCGCGCGAACCATGGCCGTGATGTACGTGTCGGCTGCCATGACTGGCCGGGCAGCTGCTGCTGCGGGGATCGCTGCAAGGTCTGCAGCGACGGTCTCGTTTTCGAGCATGTCTGTTTCCTCTTTTCTGTCCTCGGCGGTCGCCGCGGCTTCGTCCTCGATGGTTGGCTCTTCGTCCTCTGCGGACTCGTCTGGTTTGTCGCTCGCGGCGACCTGCATCACGTCAGCGCCAGCAAACGCGGGGATTGACACGAGGCTGACCTCGAGCAGGCTGGCGGCGGTGACGGTGACGACGCCGTCGGCGTCGGTGGTGCCGTTGATGATCTCGGCGCCGATGCTGAGTCCGCCGCGGCTGCCGCTCGCGGCCTGCGCTAGGGCGAGGTCGCCCTCGGCGCCAGCGTCGACGCTGAAGCGGGCAAGCGCGCCGCCGGGCGTGTCGACGAGGTCGACGAGGACGCCGATAGGCCGGTTGCGGTCGTGGCCGAGCAGCAGCGGCGTGCGCGGCCGTGCCTGCGTGAGGCTGCCAGCTGTAAAGGTGTAGACGGTGCCGCCGAGGTTCGCGGTTTCGCCGTACGGAACGGCGACGCCGGTAATCGTCCGGCTGGCCGCCTCGGCGGTTCTGACGTCGATGTCAAACTTGAGCACGTTAGATCACTCCGGGGGTAAGGTCGAGGGCCGTCTGGCCTACGGCGGGGATGCCAAGGTAGCTTCGCGCCTCGGCCTGGTCGATGATGCCGCTCGAAACGAGGCCGAGCACGTACGCGGCGGCCGCCTCGGGATCGGTTCGCAAAAAAGCGTTTACGTCGAAGCGGACGCTTTGTCCGCGAGGCGTGACGTTCGGCAGGCTGAGGGTGCGCTCGATGGTGTTGATGTACGGCGCGCAGCCCTGCTGTACAAACTGCGCCGTGTTCTGGCTGACGTTGCTGTAGAGCAGCGCCGAGCTGTTCCCGGTCGGGGATGCGCCGATCATTGTCACGGGGACGTTGAAAAGGCGGGCGATGTCGGTCGCTGCTGTCGCGCGCGCGTCGACCAGCTGCAGGTCGGCCGGGTTCAAATCCACGCGCGTATACTCCACGTTCTGCAAGAACGCGACGGCGTTGGTGCGGCGCGCGATCTGGAATGCCTCGACGACCTCGGCGGCCTCGTCCTGCCCGAGCTCGTGGCCGACGTTCTGCAGCACGCCCGCGGGCAGCTCGACGCTGGCGAACCGGTTCGCGGCGTCCTCGAGTTGGATCGCTTGGGAGAGTGTGCGCGCTCCGTATTGCAGGACGCCTTCGCTGGGTCCGTTGAAAAACACGACCTGGTGCGGGTCAAGCGTTGTGCCGTTGATGCGATACCCGACGATCTGCTGGTAGTCGGTGAGCCGATCACTCATGACGACGTCTACGTCGGTGATGGGGATTCGTCGCGCGCGGACGGGTAGGCCGCCGGGGTTCTCGCGCGTCGCGATGCCGTCGCGGGCGAGAATAATCCAGATTGCTGCGCCGTACCAGATTAGATCATCCACGGTGCCGCTGATCGTGTCGACCCATGTCGTCGACGGGTCGGGCTGCGTTAGGAGCCAGCCCTGCCCGAGGCTGGTAGCGCCGCGGTACCGGTCGACGCCGAGCTGCGCCACGGTGTTGACAATCAGGTTCCGACAGGCAGCTGCCGCGGCGATCCCCATCGCGGTGTTACGCGTAAGGCCGACGACGCGCATCGTCGCGTAATCGCCAGCGTACGACGGGCCGGGATAGGTGACGTAGCTGGCCTTTACGGGGGCGACGTCCTCGCCAAATAATCTGCCGGCAATGCTCACGACTCGAAACGTACCAGCCGTGGATACCTCAAGGCCGCCGCGGCAGCGATGCCGCGGCGGTGTGGAGGGAACCACGCGGCCGAGGGTAGCAGGTGCTGCGACGGCGGCGCAGCATCCGCCCACGCAAATGATGAGTCCCGCCGCAGCTCTTCGAGTCTAGCGCGACGACGCGACCAGGTGACGACGTCGACCAGTCGGGGCAAGCTGGTGCCCGACGGCCCACACCATCGCACGCGCGAGATAGATCGGCCCCTCGCTCGCGCGCTGCGACAGCTGCGAGTGACCATCGCGCGACTGGAACGCGCTGGCCATTAGGACCTGTTCGGTCAGTGCCTGGTTGTCGTCGTGGCGAATGTCGCCCCCAATGATCGCGGCGCGCGTCGGCCCGTACCCTGCAACCTGATCGCTCGACTTGACGTCGACAATCGTCGCGTACTTCACGGGCGGCACGCGCACCGTCTGATGCTTCAAGATGACGAGGCCGCGCCTGTCCTCGGCGAGGCGGCCGATCCACTCCCACATACCACGGTGAGTAGTCTCGACGTGGGCGCGGACGTGGACGCGGCCGTCATCATCGCGGACGGCAAGGACGGCGCCAATCGGCAAGCCCTGCACGCTCGTCTCAATAGCTAGCGCGCCCGCGTGATTCGTCGGCAACTCGTCCGTGCTCGAGCAGTTGGTCCACGCCGTCTCGGGAAGCCAGCTGGTCGCACTCGTGACCCACCGGTTCAGCAGCTGCATAGCGAAGTCGTTCGGCGGTTGCATCCGGTGAAACGAGGCGACCTGGTCGCGTCGCTTAGGTGTCCAGATCGGCGAGGCTTGGCGCCATGCTGCCTCGTCATCGTCGAGCAGGTCAGGCGCCGCAGACCACTCAATCAGGAGCACGTCGGCGTTCTCGGGGTCGTCGAGCTGGGCGATGCCCTGCTCGCGAAAGTTTCGCAGCAGGTCGCTCGACGACTCGCCCGCGGTCGACACGAGCCAGAGCTGTGAGCTGGTGCGTTGCAGCATCGTCGGCATGATCCCCGAGACGACAACGGTTTCGTCGACGTGCCACGCCTCATCGACAAACGCCATGCTGATCGAGAGGCCCGGCCCGGCCGTCATGTTCGCCGCGGCAATCATCCACTTCGACTCGTCCGGCAGCTCGATGCTTTCCTGCCCGTTAGCCTGGCGGACTTTCGCTCCGGCCTGCGCTTCGAGGATGCGCGCGCTCATCTGCCAGATCTCGCGAGCAATCATCCGGTTGCTTGAGACGTGTAGGAGCGTTTGCGACTCGCCGAACCGGTCGGCTTGGAAGAGTCGCCAGCTCATCACGCCGCGCGAGAGCCAGCTCTTACCGCACTGACGCGGAACCGTCAGGACGACGACGGGCCAGCGCAGCTCGCCGTCCTCCTTGACCTCTAGAGCTCGCCGGATGACGTGCCGCTGCCACGTCCACATGCGCATGTCGAGCCAACGGTCCAGCCAGTCGAGACAATCGTCGCCGAGGCTGCCGACGACGTTCGGGTCGTGCCGGGTTTCCAAGCGTGCCGGGTGGTAACCATCGTCCTCGAGGTCGTCCGTGATCGGTTCGGCGAGATTCGCGCGCGTTTCGATCCGATTCGGCTGGGTTTCGTGGGGAGAGAGAGAGCTTA